TTTTCGATTTCGGGTTCCAGTTTTTCACCCACAAACCACCATATGTAATATACGAAATAACCAAGTCCAACCATCATTACGATTGGAAATCCATAATCAGATATAAGTTGTGCTACGTTTTCCACTAGTCCCTTCTCACATCAAGTTTCCCGTCTTCTATAAAGTTCTCTGCACGTGCAACTCTCTCTATATCGGGTCTGAGTTCTAAGGCACTTGACACTAACATGTCTATCTTAATCATTTCGTTAGACATTGTTCTTGCACGATTCTCTAAACTCTTACAAAACATGGTTAAGGTCTTGATAGAATCAACGACACCCTCAAGTATCTGCTTGATTACAGTGAAAATAAAGAACCCCATAACTAAACTTCCAGCAATTGGAGCTCCCACTTCACTTATCAATGCAAATATATCCATACCCTTATTTATATAAAAAAAGGGGACGAAGTCCCCTTTTTGTTAATCACGTTTCAGTTTACAACTGGTCTCGTAATTCTGTTATAACCGCAGCCTTTGAACCACTCTTTTTGACTTTAAGACTCTTCTTATCTGCCATTTCTATGAGTTGATTCTTGGTAAGTTTCTTTAATTCTGCAACACTTGGTTTTTTAGGGTTAGGAGTCGGTTTTGCAACTGACTTCTTATCCTCTTTCTTTTGAAAAAAGTAAACTAATCCCACGATTACAATAAGTCCAATTATAATTTCCATAAATTACCTCTATTTATTTTTTTAACAATGGATTTTTATCCTTTGCCTTGCCAATTGCAAGTGCAAGGACTTCTAGGTATGTGTATACCTTCGCCCATATCTTGTCATCTTTTGGTGTTGGTGTCAATGCGACGATAACACTACAAATTGATATCACGATTGGAATAACCATTAAGATATTCCAAATACCCATAATGAATTCTGCTATAGCTGTTAGCATAAGTTCCTCCATTTAGTTATTTATTTATAACAGATATATTTAGGTATTTGAGGAACCGATTGAGTATTTTGTTGTTAATTTCCAGTCTGATTTTTCACGAAATGGAATGATTTTGATTTGACTTAGAGGTGCTTTTGGGTCTTCTATTTGGGTCTTTTTGACTACAGATACTAGTTTCCATTGTTCTAAAAGAGACACTATAGTGTTCCTTCTTGCAATATCTGACTCGTCTAAGTTAGAAGGTTTACCATCTAGTTTGAAAAGTTCTTTGAAATGAGTGATATAATACTTACCACGTTTGTGTAAAATATGACATGATTGGAATAGTTCCTTGTCTTTACGTGAGGCGACACCTATACGACTAAGTGTTTCTCTTATCTTTAAAAAATCGTCTTTTTCGGGGAATGTGACCTCTACTAGGTCTTTTACTACTTCTTCTTGGTTATCCATTATCTCTACCACCAGTTAACATTCTATTTTTCAATTCACGATATTGTTTATCAGATAGTAGTGTTGCATATTCTTTTGCTTCTCTAGTTGATATCTGATAATAATCTTTGATTATATCGAGTTTTTTACTAACATAAGGTTTACTCCATTTGGAAAACCTTTGTCTTTTCCTAAGAGTATTTAGGAAAAACACGTATTGAAGACGATTGTCTACTCCGTGTCTGACATTCATTTCGTTAGTAAGAAAAACAGAATCTTGGTGATAAGATAGTGCTTTATTTATTAGGAATGGTTGATATGATTTCTCTTCGACCTCATCAACCATGAGGTCTTTTTTGTCGTAAGAGACCGACTTTACAAAATCAAAAGGATTTCTTTTAGACATTTCTTCTGAATTCGTATACAAGTTCTTCACCTTTGAGTTCTTCTCCAAAGTAAAGTGTATGTCCGTCATGAGTTTCTCGTTTAATAAGTCCACTGAAGTATTGTGTATCCATTACAGTTTTTCCGTCTTCAGTATCTTGTGGTCTTGTATCGTACCACATTGAATTAAGTGAATGTGCGTGAACTGATTTAATAGTTTTTGCCCACTCTTCAGCTGCTAGTAAGTCTCTTTGATATTCGACTCTCTCATCATATTGTGTCATGTATTATCTCCATCTACAGTTTTAACTTTGTGTTTCATAAACAATTTGTTTGCCTTTCTTTGTAAAGACTGTTCGATTTGTTTATCGACCCACGACCTAAACCATTGTCTGAGTTTACCCATTTTTGAATTTACACTCCGACATAATTTCTGTTAGACATGCAACGAAATTGATTTCACTATCCATTGCAAATGCAGATTTGTATTGATAATCTGCAATAATCAAAACACTTGCTGGAATACTAGAAGATTCTAGTCTTTGTTCAAGTGTATTGAAAACCTTTCTGAACAAGGAATCGAAATCATTGTCTGAGTTTTGTGCAACCCATTTTCTCATTCCAGTCCAGTTCTTATCTCTCATCATATCAATGAGAGGTGTTAGTTTCTCTTCAGCGAGTGTTGCAATAAGACCAGTGTCTATTACACCACTAACACCATAACGTTGTACCTCATTGATACACCTTCTGAAATCGGGGAAGAACTTAAGTATAAGTTCAACAAGTACCTTCTCGTCAAATTGTATGTTCTCTGTTTCACATATCTCTTTAAGTCTTTGAAGGAAGACACCAGCAAGTTGTTGTTTATCACTTGGTGTCATTTTGAAATCTATAACAGTGGTTCGTGAATGTAGTGGTTTTATAATCCTATTCTTGTAATTACAAGTAAAGATAAACCTACAGTTGGAAGAGAACTCCTCTATGAAGTTTCTCAAGGCAGGTTGAACACTATCTGCACTTATGTAGTCTGCTTCGTCTAGAATGACTACCTTTGCACCACCACTGAGTGATACTGTAGATGCAAAGTTTTTGATTTTAGTTCTGAGGGTATCAATCAATCGACCTTCGTCTGACCCATTGATTACAATAAAGTCTGCATTCATTTCATTACAAAGTGCTTTTGCAATAGTTGTTTTACCAACACCAGCACTTCCACATAACATGAGATTAGGAATCTCACCCTGTTTAACGAACTCTCTGAATGTATTTTTGATACCTTCGGGTAGTATCGTGTCCTCAATTGTTTGAGGACGATACTTTTCTACAAATAAAAATTCTGTATTCATATTAAGAAGTTAAAACCCCTCCGAATTAACTGTCATAAGAACCCTTGAAGATTGATGAGAAGTCTTATGTCCCGTATGCATTGTAGAGACTAGCACAATACCTACACTATTATATAGGTTAAACATTGTATTTAGAATCAGGCTCCAATGCAATAAAATACTCTAAATCCACATCTTTGTTTTTAAAGTGTGAGATTCCTTTTGACGAAACTAATACTTCGTAGTTTCCATCTAGGACTTTAAGGTTCTCAATCTTAAAGTTCATAGTGTATGAAACACCATTTCCTTCACCCACGATTCTTGAGAATGTGTTTGAAGTTGCATTCTTCTTATCAGTCACTTCCAATTTAATTGTAGTTCCATTTGAAGAAAGAATTAAATCTCCGACACCTAGAACACTTGCTGCTTTCTGCAACTCGTTTAGAAGTGTAGAAGAGATATCAATACCGATTTCTGCATCAGGCATTGTTATCATTTTTTCGGGTGAAGTCACCATTCCTTCACTTGCATAAAAATACGCAAGACTAGAATTTGTGTCTGCAACTGTTAGACTTGCATCACCGAAATTAAAATCGGGGTCTTCCAGTAAACTGGTTGCACCTAAAAACTCTGGCAGATTGTAGATACTGAAATCTTGAGGAAAGTCCTCAGACACAGTTGCAACTGCAAGAATGTTTTTCATATTAGAGATTGTTTGAAGTGTGTTTCCACTACTTACTTTAATCCCTTGGTTTATTGTTGAGAAATTTTTGAAGATATTCCTCGTATCATTACTAATTTTCATCACTTGTTAGCCTCCTTTATCGCTTTGTCGTGAACGTGAAGCATGAATAATGCATAGTGTAATACTTTAAGTATATCTGCACGATTCTTCCCACCTTTTTTTCCGTATCTTTGGGCATACTTTAGTATGTTCCCGATACAAAATCCTTCCCCATGACCACTGTCAATTATAAATTCAGTGGACTGGTATTTGTTTAAACTGTAGTGTTGGTCATAAGTTGTATCAATATACGTGGAGAACTCTTTAAGAAGTTCTCCCTCGTCATATTTGTAGTCAATTGGTTTTGACTTAGTCTTAAATAATCCCATACTAGTCATTATACTCTGAAGACTCAGTTTCGTCAACTGGGTTTTCTGCATTCAAGTCTACTCCAGCATCAATCTTGGAGTAGAGGTCGAGGATACTATTTCTAGTCTCTTCGTCAAACCTTGAAATACACATAGTGATTGACTTCAGTTTGTCGTCAAACATTCTGAATGCATTCACAATGTGAACCAATCTTCTAGTGGTAATAACATCATCAATCGCACCTTCATAGTAGGTTTTTCTGATAATGTCTGCCCAATCTACTAGTTTGTGACAGAACTCGGTATCAACATCTCCAGTCAATTCCATTTCTTTTTTAAGAATACTTCTCTCAGTAGTCACTGGTGGATATTCTTGTTGCATTGTGATTGCAAACCTTTCCAACATGGCTTCATTCATGATTTGAGTTCCTATGAACTTTCCATCATCAGAACCTTGTCCTTTAGTGTTTGCAGTAGCAAGAATGGTGAAACCTTCTTTAGGTGAAACCCACTCACCAGTTTTCTTGATTAGGTATCCTTTACCTTCAAGAACTGATTGTAGACACATAAGTTTGTTAGAACCCAAGTCAACTTCGTCAAGAAGAAGGACAGCACCTTTTCTCATTGCTTTGATAACAGGGCCTTCTCTGAAGACGACATTACCATTAACAAGAGTGTGACCACCCATTAGGTCGTCTTCGTCTGTCTCAATAGTGATATTGACTCTGAAGAGTTCTCTCTTCAATTGAGCACAAGTTTGTTCAATCATTAATGTTTTACCATTACCACTTAGTCCAGTAATGAATACTGGGAAAAAGATTTTAGATTTGATAATTCCTTTGACATCTTTGAAGTGTCCAAAAGGAACATAGTTTGACATTTTCTCGGGAATGATTTTTACATTGTCATTCACGTTAACAGTTTGAGTTGCAGCTGCAACTGGCATGTTTGAAACTGATTGCATTGGTGCAACTGGAACAACTTTTGGTTGTTCTGTTGGAGGAACTATTCCACTCTCGGAATATCCACCATTGTATCCACCGATTATTGCAGTAAGATTAAAGACACCATTGTCTCTAAAATTATACCTAGAAGATTTCACCCAATATGGGAACGTCCCAACATTGTCAATTTCTTCTTTAGTAAAAACCGATTGATTCGGATATTTAGATATCAACGTATCTAAAAATTCCTTCCTATCGGGTGTGTAGTGAAACGGCTTTCCCATCACGTCAATCGATTCACTTCTGTCATAACTTCTTTTATCCATATTATAGTCTCCTTTTAAGTTGTTATTAGTTATTTTTCTCATCTTGTATAGTATACTAAAAAGTGAGGGTCATTGTCAAGTATTTTTCTATTTAATTGACTCAAATCTAGTCCCCATTTTTAGTTGTTGTTTCTGATTTAGTTCACCACCATTGTTGACCCAAATCCTAAATGCAAAACATTCCTTCTCTTCAGATTTACATTCATTGAACATAGGACAGTCATATCTGACGCAAGGTGAAGGCCCCACGTCCATAACTGCATCTGCAAATTTACTGTAATCTGAATCGTGTGAAATGTAATATGCTTCGTCTACTCTTAATGGTTCTCTCATGATGTTTTCTCCATGATTGTTTTTAGTGTATACCTTTTATCCAGTAGTGTCACTTCAAAAGTGTCAAGAACAAAATCATGTTCTACTAGATAAGGTGCTTCTTCTTTTCTTGATTGCAGTATCATTACCCTATTGGTAAAGTCCCTGTAATCGTCTCTCTCTAAAATGAATGTTTCATTCATCATATATTTTCCTTCCATTATGCTATCTCCTTAATGAATTCGTTAGTTAAAAATCTTGAAGTGGTTTTTGATTTCTGATTTCTTTTGAAGGCAGCCATTACTCTAACCTTCTTCGCATCAATAAATTCCTCTCCAAGTTCGTCATTCCCAGCAGTTCCTAAGTTGTTAGCTGCAGTGAAAAATAATTTGTTGTATCCATGAGCAGTGAAAATCTTTCCTTCTTTTCTGATTTCTCTCCATGCAATATCAGTATCAGTTTTTCTATACTCGTTAGTGTGTTCTAGAACACCATAGAGGTCTTGTTTTCTTCCAAGAACAAAGTATCCAGTGACAATAACACCAGTAGTTTCTGATAACCAGTCTAATAAGTTCTGAGTTGTTTTGAAATTATTTCTTCCATAATAATCAGAACTATCTTCCAGTGGAAACACTTTGTTCAAAAATGGGTCAATCATATCTCTAGACTTTTTACTTCTCCAGTAATATCCATCTGAATCTTCCATTGACTTTTCTTGTTCTCTGTAGTCCTTTGATTCTTCATCACTTTTTCTAAGGAAGTCTGCACCATGAGAATACCCATCAGTAATTACTGTTAGGATTGATTTCTCAATTCCGTATTGTGCATTGAACTCGGGAAGTAGTTGTCTAAGTGCAACAAGTGTTTGGTCAAGTGGAGTTCCACCTAGTCTATAGTCTTGAGGTCTGAAGTTGCACTCCAAATCCCAGTAGCTTCTATCTGCAGTGATTGATTCGAACTCACCGAAGAACTCGTTATATGATGCAATAGATTTTTCATAGTTTCTCCAAGAGATTTTCTGACTGAAGTAGTTTGCATAAATGCAACCCAAGTATCCTAACATTTCTTTGTGTTGTCTATTGTTCATTTCGTTAGACATAATCTCAATTAGTTTACCTTCATTGTTTCCGAAACCATACTCATCTTTATTTGAATCAGAATATGCATCAGAGAAAAGGTATACTCTATAAGGAATGTTAACTTTTCTACAGAACATTGCAAGTATCATTGATTGTTCTAATAGGTCTGTCACTTCATCACAGATTGAACCACTCCAATCAAGTAAAACAGTCAACCCGTGGTTTTTACCTTCGGGAAGATATGTAGCTCTTTTGAAAATGTCATCAACGATTTGGTATTTTGCAAGTCTATTCATATCTAACTTACCAGTTTTACCACTGAATGCTTTCTTGGAAAGTTGTGCAGACTGTTTCATTTCAAATTCTTTTGCCATGTGAGCAACAATCTTTTTGTTTTTGTTTTCTATTTTCTTTCCAGTGAAAACACCTCTCTCATAATTTTTAGTCCAATCTTCTTCAGACTTATACTCGGGAACTACACCCACGTATTCTCTCCAATCAGATAGAACTTTTTTGAAAGGAAGAACTACTTTATGCATATCATTTTTTGCAAAAACTTCTTTTAGATTGATTGAAGTCTTAATTATGTTTTCGTCTGAAAGAAATTGTTCTTCATTGTTATGTGCAAAGTGTTCAGTAATTGACTCCCTTGCACCTTGTTTATCGTCATGATAACCTTGGTCTTTACCACCTTCTTTACCACCAGTAGACTTGACTTGTTGTTCTGCATCATCAGTGTCACCCTCTTCTTCTGCAGTGTCTTCTTCAGTGTCACCACTGTCAATGTTATCGTTTAACTCGGGAAGTGTATCCTCTTCTGTATCATCTTCATCTGAATCTCCACCATCAGAAGATTCTTGAGATTCGTTTTCCATCTCTTCCATTTCTGATTCTTCTTCGTCACCCTCTTCGTCTCCATCTTCATCGAGGTCAAACATTTGAGGAACTAACATTTCGTCATCTTCAGTTCTTGTCTCATTTTCTTTTGACCACTCATAGATAGCAGTTGCACATTCAACAACGTCTTCCCAAGTCTTACATGCTTCTGACATGTCTAAGAATTCTTGTTCTACTTTATTGAACTGAAGACCAAGTCTTGAACCGACCTTAGTTTGTAAATTGATTTTGTCAATCAATGAAAGTTCTGCAAGATTTCTTTTCTTAAGTTGGAAGAAATCCATTTCCATCAATTCATTGTATGCAGTAAAGAAAGACTTCCTCAATCCTTGGAAT